ATTTATCAAAAATGCATCCGTTCTTCCTCCTCGCACCACCGCCGAATAAGCGCACAGCACAGCGGCCACAAGGCCGCCGTGTCGGGTGTAACCCTAATATCTAACAAAGGAGAAAACAGAAATGAAAACAACGACATACACCATGGCAAAGGCGTACTGCACAGCGTACATGGACTTGCTGGCTAAAATCACTGAAACCGTAGAAGTAGCGCGTGATTCTCACCAGATGTCTGGAACAATCAGAGATGCAGTAGCTTATAAGAAAGCCGCAACTGACATTTTACGCGATATTGCAGAGTTGACAGGCGTGGAGGTGTAAAATGCTGACATTCAAAAAAGGACATTATTCTAAAGAGAATTTGTATGTCTTATATTCCGCTCTTTCAGGCGCACAACTGTCAATCTGTACGAAAGCTGGTTGTGGTGATTGTCATACTTGTAAAGTTTATAAACCATGCAACGACATAGCAAGGGTTCTTGAGTATATTGCCACACTTATCCCTGAACGCTGGAAACCCGACGATAAGGAGCATAGCTATGGTAAGCAGTTTTAGTTATTCAGGTGCTTATTTAGAAGAACTGTCCGAAGCAATGTTTGTAACAATGGGGTATTTATGTGAGAAAAAATCAACACTGTGATTCATGCCGCTGAATAAAGTCTGTGATGAAATTGAGCGAATTTATGATGCAACACGCACAGCGCACAGACTTGTGATAACTGTAAGTTCAGAAAAGTGAAACCATTATTTTCTTGACAAACCCCGCGCAATCTGCTATACTTGTATTGTGGTCAGAAGAAGTCCATTTTCACCTCCCTCAATCCGGTGGGCGGTACGCCGCCCACCCCTCTAAATGGAGCGTTCTGTATGATTAAGCCCTTGGCCGTCCCAAGGCCGCTCCAACAGTCTAACACACCAAAAAACGAAAGGAGAAAAAACTATGGCAAGAACCCCGATGATTACCCGCACCATCCAGACCACCAAGGCAAACGTTCTGTGTATCGACATTGTGGAGGGTGAACCCTTTAATCAGGTTGTCACCCTGCCCCGCACCTACAAGGACGAGAAGTCCCTGATGAAGCAGGTTGAACTTGCTATCAACACCGACACCGTTAAGGCTGTCCACGTTGTTGATACCAAAGTAGAGGAAGCACTCTACGGTATGCCCGAAGCTGACTTTATCGCCGCCGCGAGGCCCCTGCCCCGCAAAGATACCGCCGACATTCCCACCAACGACACCAACAACTGACTAAAAGGAGGAACAACAAATGACCGGATACAGCGTCAAGATTCAGTTCTGCTCCAAGGAGCTGACTGCCCGTGACCGAGTGGCAATCAAGGACACCACCAATGCTATTTCTTTGGACGAAGCCACACAGTCCTCCAATGTCGTCATTGACATTGACTATTATGCCAAGCTTGCTGTCCACAATGAACACAGCGAGGATAAAGATTACGAGAAGTATATCATCGTTGCCAAGGACGGCACGAAGTATGTTACCGGTTCAACCTCTTTCCTCACCGCCATGGAGGAAATTGTGGACGAAATGGCGGACAGCGGCGAGGACTTCCAGATTGTAGTCTATCGGGTGCCCTCCAAGAACTACAAGGGCAAGGAATTTCTGACCTGCTCCATCGTGTAAGGTTAAAGAGCCTTGCAGGCATAACGCTTGCAAGGCTCTTTTTGTTTAGTGAGGTGTGAATATGGCAAAATCTCAAATTGAACTTGAGTATCAGAAAGAACTCGATAGAATCAACCGATTTATCAAACAAGCAGAAAAACGCGGTTTTAGTTTTAGTGATTACAACCCGCCCAAACGCCCTAAAACTGTAACCAAAAAATCCGTCCAAGCCTTGAAGCGAGTGACCCCTACCACATTGTACGCCAAGGCGTCCTATTATGACCCCATAACTCAAACAAGAATGACCGGTAAAGAGGGGCAACATTTAATTCGTTCACGCGCACAAAAGAGTAAGCGTGTTAAGGCGGCTAAAACGAAAGGCACACCGCCGTCCGACGTGGACGATATTCTTGCAAACGTTGAAGAACTTTTAACAGGTTGGCAACCCATTTCGACGTGGACAGAATCTTACGCCAATTTGAAGCGAAAAGACACCAACATTCTTAAAAACATTTTAACAGGTGCAATCAACTCTATTGGCCGTGAACAAGTAGCAAGAAATTGCCAACGATACGCGGCTCTTGTAAAAGACTTGGCGTTTCACATTTGTTATGGTTCAAGTGACTTCAAATGGAACACGATTGAGGGTGACATTACAGCCATTGCGGCAATAATTTACGGGCGAACACTTGATGTAGCAGAAAGTAGAATCGTTGAAGATGCCCGTGAACAAGTAGAGTACTATGAGGAACCGGAATAACCGGTATTTTGTAGGAGATTTTGAAACGACAGTATATAAAGGACAAGTCAACACAGAGGTATGGGCAAGTGCTTGTGTAGAAATGTTTACAGAAGATGTTCACATTTTTCATTCTATTAGCGAGCAATTTGACTATTTTGTGTCCCTTGATTCACATATCATTTGTTATTACCACAACCTAAAATTTGATGGCTCATTTTGGTTATCTTATCTGATGGTAGATTTAGGCTTGAAACAAGCAACTGAAAAGCTGTCAGATAATTCTGAGGAAATACGTTTTCTTCCTCCAAAAGATATGCCAAACAACACGTTTACATATTCCATATCATCAATGGGGCAATGGTATCGTGTAACTATCAAAATTCATGACAAGATTATTGAGCTTAGAGATAGCTTGAAACTATTGCCATTTTCTGTTAAGAAAATAGGCAAGAGTTTTGGCACAAAGCACAAAAAACTTGAAATGGAATATACAGGTTTCAGGTATGCAGGTTGTGAAATAACTCCTGACGAGCAAGAGTACATTAAAAATGACATTCTTGTTGTTAAGGAGGCTCTTGAAATTATGTTCACAGAGGGACACAAAAGACTGACAATTGGAAGTTGTTGTCTTGCGGAGTACAAGAAGTCAGTAGGCGGTAAAACCTATAAGAAATATTTTCCACAGCTATATGACATTCCAATTTCCTCTAAATATGGAGAAAAAACAGCCGGTGATTATATCCATAACTCATATCACGGAGGTTGGTGCTATCTCGCCAAAGGAAAAGAGCGTAGGATATACTCACATGGCACAACAGCGGATGTCAATTCTTTGTACCCCTCTATGATGTCATCTGAAAGCGGAAATATGTATCCAATAGGTGAGCCTACTTTTTGGAAAGGCAATTACATTCCCGATGAAGCTGTTGACGGCGTTCATTATTACTTTGTGCGTTTCAAAACCCGATTCTATTTGAAGTCAGGTATGTTGCCCTTTATTCAAATCAAGAACACACTATCATATCGAGCAACGGAAATGCTTGAAACGTCAGACAGATACAACAAGGAGGACGGTAAATACTATACACAATACTATGACATTGACGGCAATCTACAAGAAGCAATAGTAACATTAACAATGACTATGGTTGACTTCAAATTGTTCGTTGAACATTACGAGCTTGTGGACTTTGAAATTCTCGATGGTTGTTACTTTAATGCGGCTGTTGGAATTTTTGACGAGTACATAGAGAAGTACAAACAAATTAAGATTCACAGCAAAGGCGCTCAACGAGAATTGGCAAAACTTTTTCTCAATAATTTGTACGGCAAGATGGCATCTTCACAGCAATCTAATTTCAAAGTCGCTTACATTAAAGAAGATAAAACCATAGGCTTTTATACGCAACTTGCTAATGACAAAGAAGCTGGCTATATAGCAGTCGGCTCTGCTATCACCAGTTATGCAAGAAACTTTACCATTCGTGCCGCTCAACAAAACTATTACGGTGTAGACAAAGATGGGTTCATTTACGCCGATACAGACAGCATCCATTGTTCCCTCCCTCCCGAGCAAATCAAGGGCATTAAAGTTCATCCCACAGATTTCTGTTGCTGGAAACTTGAAAGCACATGGGACGAGGGATTCTTTGTTCGCCAAAAGACATACGTTGAACACGTCATTGCAGAGGATTGTGAACCCATTGAAAAGCCGTATTATAACTTCAAATGCGCTGGTATGCCTGAACGTTGTAAAGAACTATTCATAAAATCAATGATAGGCGAACAACCACAAGGAGAAGAACGTGCCAAATACACCAAAGAAGAACTACAATTTCTTGAAACAAAGCGCACAATAAATGACTTTAACATTGGTTTAAGAGTGCCCGGAAAATTGTTACCAAAGCGCATAAGGGGCGGAGTTCTTCTTGTAGACACAACTTATGAAATGAGGTAATGAAAATGTTGACTGATTCTATCCAGCATGACAAAGAGTATTTCTATGCTATCGTTGATACACTACATCGTGATGGTGTTAAGGAGTTCTGTGAGTGGCTTGAAACCACCGACTTCTTCACAGCGCCAGCTTCACACCGCTTTCATGAATCCTACAAGGGCGGTCTTTTGGAACACAGCTTGCGCGTATACCTTGAACTTACAAGGCTTGCTGGTTTGTACTCTGATATTCCCTTTTCTTCCGAAAGCCTTATCATTACTTCCCTGTTCCACGACGTTTGCAAAATTGGTTTCTATACGACAAGCACACGCAACACTAAAATTGACGGCAAATGGACAACTGTACCGTACTACACTATTGACGAACAATATCTTTTTGGCGGGCACGGTTCTAAGAGCGTTTATCTCATCCAGCAGTACATGAAACTTGAGCCAGACGAAGCCGCCGCTATCAACACGCACATGGGGCCAAGTGGCAACGACTATTCTTGCTACAACACCTATCGCAAATACCCTCTTGCAATGCTACTTCACACTGCTGATATGGTTGCAACCTGTGAACCAATGCGTGAAAACGTATAAAGCAAAAGACCTCCTATGGAAACATAGGAGGTCTTTCTATATCTGTTACCCGTGTAGGCACAAAGCGGGAAAGCAACCCCGTCAATAGTAGCGGCAGAATATTCCATCTGGCTTGTTCCGCTCTATCCGGTGTGATTTACACAGGCAGATACCTTAATAAGATAACGCTTTTAGAACAGCCTCTTTGCACCTCAAGTCCTTAAATCTAAAGCACCCTTGTTCAAAGAAGTATCTCATGTTTGTAAGAAAGAAGCTGTTACGTTTTAACATGACATAGTTGATTTCGTGGTCAGCCGTTGTGACAGTCAGCTTCATGGCGAAAGATGTATCCGGCCTGTCATCACAATATATAACCCCACTCTCAGCATACTCTCTGATAGCATAATCAGTTCCCTTGTATCGCAACGTAGCGAGGTATCTACCAACACCAACAGGCTTTTCAACAAACGCCTTATTATCATTCAAATACACGCATTCACTTGAGTACGCAACATAATCATTCTTTGCGAACGCTCTATTGAACCCGCTTTCTTTCTGAGCAATGGACGCGCTCTCTACAAAACCCTGTTCAAGAACAAAGCCATCTCCGCGCAGAAATTTTGTATCGTCTTTAAGGCGGTTACTTATACCCATTTCAACATAATACGGATTTATGATTGAAACAGGGTTTGCGCACATATAAACAGGAACATATCTGATTTGTTCCCCCTGCCCTCGCGCGATACTGGTATGCACTGAAATGAACTTCCTAATTTCGTCCGCACAATAGTGATTTGTTTCGCTTTGAAATTCGTCAAACATCATGCGTTTAACGTCGCTAAACAGGTGACTATACTTCTTCAACTGGTCAGCAGAGTTCAAGGATACGGCATAACCACACGCGATATCATCAATGAACAGTTCATGAAAGATACCAGCCGCGCGCCGTTTACTTGTCATCTGCGTTCCTCTAAAGAACAATCCTGAGATGTCTTTATAGAACTTTTCTGCGCAATCGTCAAGTTCATAGTTATAACGATAAACTAAGCAGAACTTCTCTTTCTTATCAAAAAATCTGTTTACGCAAAGCCTTGCAAAATAGGTGGTTTTACCGCCTGTTCTGTTTGTGGTGCATAAATATATCTCAGGTTTGTTTCCATTTAGGTCAAGCATAGACAACAATTTAGTACCGTCATAATACTTACCCATGGCAACCTCCTTATAATTTCTCTACTTTATTATATCACACTTGACAACCGTTGTCAAGTATGTTATAATAAATAGTAGCATGAAAGGAGGTGTAAATATGAGCATTCAGGATATTCTGTCTATCGTCACGACTGTTGGCTTTCCTATTGCTGTCTGTTTGATTTGCTTTTGGTATATCAACAAAGTGCAGGAAAGTCATAAGGCTGAGATTGATAAACTCAGCACGGCTCTGAACAATAACACGCTGGTCATGCAGCAGCTTGTCGACAAACTGGAAAACAATTGAGGTGATTACTGTGACAAAAGCTCAGAGAGAAAAAGTACAGGAAAAATATCTTAAAATCATGTGGGCAAAATACGAGAAAGCCGCCGACGATGTAATTGCCGGTAAGTATGGCAATGGCGGTGTAAGGAAAACCAAGCTGAATGCCGCAGGTTATGACTACGACTTGGTGCAAACTATTGTTAACGTTAAGTTGGGTGGTTAATATGGCATGGGTATCATATCAGACTGACAAATTCCCGCCTATGACAGAAGCCGACAAGCAGAACAATGTTAGCATTATTTGGGAAGAACTTGGAGCAAAGGGGTACACCATTGAAGCTGTTGCCGCAATTTGTGGAAACATGGAAAGTGAGGGTATCCTAAACCCCGGACAGTATGAAATTGGCCGCAACTATGACATATATAAATATGGCGCTGGTTTGTGCGGCTGGACGCCCGTATATGTATCAGGCGTTAGCGCCACTCACTTGGGAAACTGGTGTGATTCCCATGGCTTGAATTGGCTTGACGGCGATTCACAGTTGGCGTATCTACACTATGAACTTACAGATTGGGGCGGAACGGAGAGATTTTTCCGAAACAGTCAAGCACCAACGTGCGGGTATCCTACTAACCCGCCAATTACTGCCAAGGAGTTCATTACGTCCAAGAATAGCGTACAGGATTTGGCCGCATACTGGATGTTATATTATGAACACCCCGCTTCACCTAAAAGTTCTATGGCAGGTAGAAAAGCTAACGCAGAAAAATGGTACGAATATCTGTCTGGACAGCCTAATCCTCCAGCACCACCTACTCCTATTAACACCAGTAAACTGCCCATTTGGATGATGTTACGCCCGTTCTAAGAAAGGAGAACAACATGGCAGTACGAACCGCGGAAGAATTGCTTGCCTCTATTCGCACCAGAATCGGCGATGACCAAAGTGATGAAGCTATCGCGCTGGTTGAGGACGTCAGCGACACTCTCAACAGCATGAAGAACGACAACAACGAGGACTGGAAAAAGAAGTACGAAGAAAACGACGCAAATTGGAGACAGAAATACCGTGACAGATTCTTTTCTCCCAACGATGACAATGACGGCGGAGGGGAAGATATTGATATCAAACCCCTCACCTATGATGCACTTTTTAAGGAGGATTAAACAATGGCAAAAAGAATTGCGATTAGCAATCTGAACGCAAGCACCATTGATATTCTCAACACTATTCGCGCAAACGCGAGTGCTGAATATCAGGCGCTTGTTCCCAAGGTTACTAAGGCTAATGACATTCCCCGTGTTGGCGAGGTGCTGTTTGGCTACCCCGCTATGGCTAACCAGTTCATCAACGCTCTGGTTAACAGAATCGCCGCCGTGCGCGTTAAGAGCGCGACTTTCAACAACGGCTTTGCTGAACTCAAGAAGGGTTATCTGGAATTTGGCGAGACTGTCGAAGAAGTGTTCGTCAACATTGCCAAGGCTCGTGAGTTCTCTGCTGAAAAGGCAGAAGCGCGGGAGCTGAAGCGCACTCTGCCCGACGTGCGTTCCGCATTTCACACGATGAACTGGCGTGTCCAGTACCCCATTACGATTCAGGAACAAGACCTCCAGCGGGCTTTCCTTTCCATCGAGGGTGTACAGGATTTGATTGCCAAGATTGTGGACAGCGTGTATCAGGCCGCTGAGTACGACGAGTATCTTCTGTTCAAGTATCTGATTATCAAGGCTGTTTCCCACGGCAAGATGCACCCGGTTATTTTATCCGATAATGCCAAGGAAGCGGCCATTGCATTCCGTGCCGCTTCCAATGGGCTTACGTTCATGAGTAACAAGTATAACGCCGCTGGCGTTACCACCAACACCCCCAAAGCTGACCAGTACATTTTCATGAGCAGCTTTTTCAATGCACTGTATGACGTGGAGGTTCTTGCTGGTGCATTTAACATGGATAAGGCTGATTTCATCGGCAGGCTCAAGCTGGTTGATGATTTTGCCACGTTCGATAATGAGCGGTTTTCTGAAATTACCGCCAACAGTGACATGATTGAAGCTGTTACCGATGAGGAGCTGGCCGTGATGAGTGATGTCAAGGCCGTTCTGCTGGACAAGGAATGGTTTCAGGTTTATGACAACACCAATAAGTTCACTGAGGACTATATTGGTTCGGGTATGTACTGGAACTATTGGTACAACGTCTGGAAAACTATTTCGTCCTCGCCTTTCTCCAATGCTGTTGTGTTCGTTGCAAGTGTTCCCAGCTATCCGGCAACGCTGTCCGCCGAAATTACGTCCATTGAGCATGGCGATAACAGTATTATCTACACGCTGGACGTGGATTCTGACAATGCCGGCATTGACCCGCGAACAGTGCGGTTCGTGCAGACACAGGCTTGTGTTGAATCGCTTATTGCTGTTCACCGCTATGGCGCGTTCATCGTTCCGGGGGTTGGTGTAGAGAGCTTCATCCCTGTTGTTGAGGTTGGGGGAATGACTGTTAATTCAATTGTAAGCGGCGAACCGGTGAAATACACCGGCACGGCTGTGACTGTTGCAACTGCCAAGGTTGGCGATGTTATCACACTCACCAAAGACTAATTAAACGAGGGAGGTGGCAACACCTCCCTCATTAGGAGGTAAGCAATGTATATTGAACCGAATACTGTAATTCGTTTGCTTACAAATTGCCCTCTGGATAATACTTATGACCATACAATTTACTTTAATAACGCGCAAGCACAGAGAGAGTATTTTGCAGGTCTGACTAAGTATACACTGACAAATCAGACATACCAGAGGGTTAACAGCTCAAGGATGAGAGTGCAGTACAAAGCCGATGATTTGTACGACTGCAATTATCTGATGTTTCAGAACACCAATTTCGGCAACAAGTGGTTCTATGCTTTTGTGAAAAGCGTAGAGTATATCAATAACATTGTTAGCGAAATTGAGTATGAGATTGATGTGATGCAGACGTGGGCTTTTGATTATCAGCTTGGTCAGTGTTTCATCGAGCGTGAGCATTCTGCAACAGATGTTGCTGGCGACAACCTTGTACCGGAAAATGTTGAAAAGGGCGATTATGTGTCCGAAGATTTTGATGCATCAGGCGAAATTGGGGCAAAGTCCATTGTTGTTGCCGCTACATTTGATAACAACTATGACAATGTTAGCGGTTCATACTACGCAGGTGTTTTCTCTGGGCTATGGTTTACTGTATTTGAGAATACCACCGCAGGGGCGCAAAGCTGTGCTGATTTTATTCAAAACGCTGGTGCAAAAAGTGACGGAATTGTAGCAGTATTCTTGATGCCAACTGCAATGGTGACTGCGTCTAATAGCTCAGCAGTAACAAAGACATTTTCAAAAACGAAATTCACAGATCTTAAACGTGCAGACGGGAGTGCCAT